ACTTTTACTTAACATATCCTCTAGATCCGGCTGACATACTTAATATTACTCACAACACTATTTCTGGTCAAGGAATATTAACGATAACTGCCAGTAAAAAATCTCTTTTCTGGATAGGTTCAGCAAGTATTAATGTAACTTATTCAGACACTCAAAGAATGGGTATGTTATGGGTTACTAATTTAAACGGTTTTAACCTGGCTTCTATTTAATTAATAAAACCTGAAATCTAATCTGTTTAATAAACAAAAAGAATAACAAAATGCCTATTAATGATCAAATAGCCAATTTAGTAGCAAATACTGGTCAAGGAAGATTCATACCGGATGTATCTGTCGAAGAATATTATTCAACATTGTTGAAATGGTTCGATATCCCTGAATCATTAATGCATTTAGTTTTACCTAATATAAACGCTTTCTCCACTAGAGACCTTGGTTTCTTAACAGCATAATGTTAAAGGCATAAATGGAGGGTAATCCCCTCCATTTATGCTGTAAACTTACTCAATAGTTTTTTATCTATAGAAAACATNNGTCAATCTAAAAGGATCTACCCCAACCTTTTTTACTTTTTCAAAGTCTTTATCAGTGGGTCTTTCATTGTAATAAATAGCAGGACTTATTACAGTAACTGTAGGTATTCCTTTTTTAGTTAATTCATCGCTAAAGCAGTTTATCCATTGATAGAGATCGTACATGATCATTATACAAAATTCTTCTTTACAAAACTGAGGTGTTAGTGTCTCAATTTTAAAAGAAGTCACTTCTACAGTGTACGCTCCGGCTAAATGATAACTCACAGCGTTAGCTATTGCTTTTTGTTCTTCTGGATCTAGATTATAAGGATAGCAATTAATCACAAATTCAATATCTGCAGAAGGTAGACCGTTTGCTTGATCGTTAAGAACGCTCTTAACGCAAGACTGAAGTAAGACCATGATGTTTGTCATCACGCTCAACGGTAATACATTTTCTGTTCTAGTAGCGTATATTTCTTTAAATTTCTTAGCGTCTATATTTGGGAATTCATCTAAGTTTCTATTATAGTACCGGTTCAAATCAGATAATATTTTTTTAGGAATATCTTCATCTATATCGGCAAGAACCGCTAATCTAGTATCTAGTATAGAATCCAGATCTACATAAATCTTAGCTGGTTTTGAATCTTTCGATTGCATTATTTACTACCTTTAGGCACTTCATTACAATTTGGCACAGTCAGATAAAACAACACAATGAATAAAAGCCATTTATTATTAAACAACTTTTCATGTATTTCATCGTAAGAGGGTAGTCTTTGAGTTATCTCGGCAGGTAACAGTGAGTTGTCTGGATTTGTATTTTCAGATATTGCTTCTGATACAACTTCAACAATATCTGAATGTTTATACTTAGACAATATCAGACTGTAGAATCTAGCAGATAAAGAACTAACATAATCTCTTACAACTGGATCTGTGAATATTGTCGATATAACAGCTTGTTGAAACTTATCCAATAGCAGACCATTAATAGTTAGCATTCCCGTTATCTTCAATTCAAAAGAAGCTATTTGAGAAAGGGTATTTCCAGTATAATGGCAAATTGTTTTTTGTCTCGCTATAGACATGTATTGATCGCAATACTCCATTATTGATAAATCATTCATTTCTTATTTCTCAAATTAATTTGACAGTAATGTATTTCTCAAATGCATACCTGTCAATATGGTCGATAAAGTTTGTGTGGATTTTACTTTTGTTCCAAATTTACTCAGAGCATCAATACTCACACCACCAGTTCTTGATATGGAATCATTCATGGCGGTGAATCCATCTAAATCACCACCTCTGTATTTCATAAACTCGACGATAGAATTATCTAATTCTAGAGAAGCTAGAATTTGTAGTTCTGGATAGGATATCTTACTGCCCTTAGAATCTCCTGTAGGCTGACCAGACATGTGGTCAATAGATTTATTATCCTCAGGAATACTTATTTTCTTTATCAGCAATTGAGCCTGTCTTCTAATTGGTAAATCAACAACTAAATAAGCTTTGTTAGATAAATAATTAGGACCTCCATTGGGGTCTTCCATCCATATTTTCTCAAAGAAATTATGTCCTAACTCTTTAGCTATATCTAGATTTCTATCAATTGAAATATTGACATCACTTAAATTAGGAGCTATGATAGCTAATCTAGACTTACCTGATTCTAAATCATCCATAAAAACATCAAAGTCTTCATCCGTCATTGATGAAAACAAGTTTTTATAAATAGAAACGTTTTTACTACCGGGTAGTAGTTTATTAATAAACGCTACTATAAATTCTTCTGTATTCTTTCTATTTTTAATCATGATCTAATAATCCTTCATTAATACATACAAAACATTTATTCTTTTAAAATATGTTTATCCACTAAAAGAACAATAGATTTATTTTCCACATTATTGAAACATTCTTGCATCATGTGTTTTGTTCCGGACGATACACCATCCCACATTCCTAAGGAATGTGTGCATTTCTTAGCCATTACTTTATTTCTAATCACACCTGCTCTTTTTCCAAACTGATCCCATTGAGCCGGAAATTCAAAATAAGGATAGTGATTAGTCTCACACCAATCAATAATCATTCTATCAGGTCCGTAATATGCCGAACCAGTAATAAAGCAAATGTCTTTTTCATCTTTAAACTGTTTTAAGTAAGCCTCCATAACTGAACAAAAATATTCGTAATTGTTAAAAGACCTACTACCATAAACCACTATTCTTATTTTATATTCTGTTATATTCATTTTAGTAGAACTCCAACATATTTACGAGTAGGAGATAAAATCCCTACTCGTAAATTAATCAATGTTTTGTCGCTATAAAAACCAACTTAGGAGCTATGGTTTCTTTAATGATTCTAAACCAAATATCGTGATCAGCGCCGTCTATCAAACAGTATCTTTCATACTGACCAGCATTCTCAGCTTTACCTAATTCAACGCGCAATGCTTCATTCACTAACGATCTACGGACACTAGGGTCCGTAAACGCATTATAATCACTCTTATTGAGATATTTAGTCCATCCAGAGGGGTCAGGGTGTCCTTCACTTTTTAAATGCTCTACGAGCAGATCTGCTGGATCTGAAGTATGTGACGTATCTTCCATTTGTTATTTCCTTATATTTTCAAATTAGACTTTAGATCTTCAGGGTACCAATAAGGTACGTATTGTTTCTTTCTCATTCTCAAAAGATCCATTGTGCTTAAGAATGGCTTGAAATTATTACTGATTATTTGCTCTTTTGTTGACTTTGGATAATCTTCAGCGTCTTCTAAGGCCCACCAACCTCTTGTGTTCAATAGAAGTTCCCAATCATACCCCAGTTCTTTCAAGTCTTTATAAAGATCAGCAGGTGAACAAATAAGATCAGGTTCAAGATGGTGCCATAGATCATTAATCTGACACATCTCGGAAGTGATGTTCATTGCTCGTCTGAGAATACTGTCGTTATCTAGTTTAGATCTAACAGTAGTTCTGGATAGACTTACTTCAGGCAAAATGCTCAAGTAATAGTTTTGTAAATTTCCTTCAAGACCATACCTTCCGTTAGTTTTAATATAATGGAATTCAGTCAGTGAAGGCAATACACCATCTTGTTGTGATATGACTAGCGCGATACCCATTCCAGAAGGACCAGACTTTCCTCTGAGCTGTTTAATAGTGACTACATTAAGGTCTGTGTCGCCTTTAAGATCATCATCTTTATTTCTAGGATATTCTGGAGTCTTCAGCGTGTCATGAATAAGAGGGGAAGCATTAAAACATTGCCAGCAGTTATTCATAACGAATGTAAATTTCTCTGGAGCACCCTTGATCTTCTGATTACCTTTTAAGGTCGATAACTTCTTAGGAGCTGGATTATATGGATCAAGATTAAATTCTGCTCCCAGGTGAGCTGTCATCAAAATATAACTATATGACGAAGCACTCAAACCAGGTATTTCCATCAACACTCTGTTCTTCTGCATGCCTTGTCGCATCGAGATGGTGTTCCCACCAGAATCACCAAGACTATTATCGTCTTGCATCTTGATGACATCCTTTGTGGAGAACTCACTGAATGAATCGATTTCTTGAAATTCAGGTAACAGAATCATCAAGTTAGTTGTTTTTTCTCTTCCACAAAATGGAGTCTTTACCAAGTGTTGCTTCTCATTTTTCTTTCTATTTTGCATGTGTTCTCTGAGTATGTCGTAATACTCATCACCAGTATAAACAGTCTTATCAGTTACTGTCCATCTACCTGAATCAAACACATCTGTTCCATCAAAATACTCAATCTTAGAGACCATATTCTTAAGATGCCACTCATGAATATTGATCTCGGTGTCATATGTGGTCGCTGTAGAGCCAGTCATTCTAAACATGGCTGTACCAGTCATATAGTGTAGTACGGTAGATTTAAACTGATTACCGATACCCACTGTAGCAGTAAGAAAACCCAAACCGCCATTTAAAATAGATTCACCCCTCAAACCCGTGACATAAGTGCCTGTAGGAATATCCATACATGCACCGATATTTATCATTACTTTGATGGGCGGGGCTGCTTTAAAAGGATTATTAAATTGCATGTATTCCTCTTGTGATGATACTGTATCATCTAATAGATTTAATACGTAATTTTGTGACAAACTACCAATATTCCTATAATAGGATAATTAAAAATGAAACACTTAAAAATACAACAAGACATTGATCCTATCGAAAGACTGGAGGCCATTAACGCTAGACTGACGGTTGAGTCTTTCTCTGTTAATGACTATAAGCAAACATTCAACAGTGTCATACCAGCTATAACTTCTGCTTTGGAAGAGACTAGTAAGAAAAGTAAATCATTATTCAAAGGTTTATTTTCTTCTTTTGTCTCCAATGAGAGTTTAATAAGAGACATTGAGAAAATTAACTTTTCTGAACTAGCTTCTTTGAATGTTTATGTTCCTGAAGGATTTCACGGTAGAATGAGTGATTATGTCGAAACACTCATTAAATGCACCATGCACGCTAATCTATTGATTGAGCGCGTTCTAATTCCTTATAACAGTATTATATCTTCGTTTATCAGTAATCCAGATAATCTGAAGAATAACTTTATTAATAATCAATGGGATGCCGGTTTTACTAAAAAACTTGAAGATCTTAATAAAGAAGTTAGTACTTATTTTAAATCAAGCACTACATCCACTCAGGTTTTGTCTAAAACATATTTCAACGCATCAGATTTCAGAGCCACACACCTTGCTCTAAAAACATGTATAAATGAAATAGAGAAAGTAAATCTAAAACAACTCAACAAGTTAATAGACGATGCTTTAGAAATAACAAAAGCATTACAGTCTATCGTTAAAGAAAAGAATGTGGTACAAGCATCCGATGTGACTATAAAATTCTTAGCTGATATTACTTTGACTTTGGCTAAAGAGTTGGAGTTCTACGGCATTAATAGACATAGAGTTGAAATAACTCATAAGTGCGTTCAAGATACTTTTGATAAACTGAAGAAGTCTGTTTAAAACATAAATAGTACTCTGTCATGACAGAGTACTATTTATGACTTTGATTATGCTGTTTTTGGTTGTAACTCCAATAGTCGTTTTATATCTTCCAGCATTTGTGTTGCTGTAGAATATTTTAAACAATTCGGTATCATGTCCACTATCTTCTCGGCTAAAGCTAACTCGCATTGACCGGATGAATCGCATATAACTTTTTGTGCCTTTCCGTCCCGCCATATCACACTGGAGAGATGAGCAGGGAACATCAAAGAATCATCTTCCTGACTTAATTTCATCACTTCGTTTAATTTGTGAAGTGATTCTTTCTTCATGACTGGTTGATTACTTATAAGCCTATAAAGAGAAGTCAGTAATATCATTCTCTTTGTTTTATCAGATAAATTGTTCTTTAACTTATCCGATATAATTGTCTTAAATTTCTCTGAGAGTTTCATGTGTTTATCCTGGCTTTTTAGGGTAGTGTGGTTTCACACTACCCTAGGTCAAAAATACTTAATGTGAAAATACTCTCGTATTAGAATATATACCAGCCCATATACCTATGTCTTCGTCAGTTTTGATGACGGTCGCATATCTATACACAAAATCGTCTTCTGTGTAGGTTAGAAAATAAACTTTTGGTTTATATTCTTCAAGTCTCTTCAATGCGTTTCGATCAGGTATATCTATATTTGTCGTTAATACAAAAGTATCTATTTTATTTTCGCCCTTTTGTAGGTAATTACCTTGTATCTTTATACTAGGGCACCCGACTGTTATTGTGTTTTTTAATTTATAAATTATTTCATCGGGATTTTCTTTTTTGACCTCGGACTCTTTATTATTCTTAGACTTTGGTTTAATTGATTTTTCGTATATTGAATCCGTGATGTCAGTAACTGTTAAATTCTTTTTATCTTGTAGAAATTCATCCAAGATAGATGAAAGATTAATAAGCTCCTCAACTCCCCTAGCAGACAATCTCGCAGGATTGATTTCCTCAGTAATGACTGAACTATCTGCAAGAACTATGTTTCTGTTGTAACCGTAATGCGGATTGAACAATAGTTCTCCATATGTATTTATGTCATTATAAACACTACTTTGAGTTATTCTGCTCAGATCAGCAATGAACAAACTATCAGCATAGTTCGTTACTTTAGATTGCGATTGTCTTATTAATTCAATGATGTTGTCCGGTTTAGATAGCCTCACAACACTTGCTGTCGCGTCACTTATTCTATTGCCGTACAATTCATGTAATTTACCGTGATTTCCTAGATAATAAACACCTGGAACGTTTGCATTCTCTGAAGTATTAAAATAACAGTATTTGGTATTAAGAAACGGATGTTTATCTACGGTTGTTTTCCAAAAACCTTCAGACTCTTTATATTGCTTATAATGGTGTTCGACACCCTTGGACGCAATAAAACTAGCTATAGTGGCTAGCTTGTCGGCTCTGGTATTACCTGGGTCACCGTTGTGACCTCTTACCCATTTCACTATAGTTATAATTTCACTTGCTTTAACAGCTTCACTTAAAAAGAATATTTCTTTCCAAAGATCGTTATTAGCTACTAACGAGCCGTCTTGTCTGATCCAGTTTCTTTTATACCAACCAACTAACCACTCGTTATACCCTTTAACAGTTTGTTCACTATCGGTTAGAATAGTGACAAACTTAGGTTTGTAATCTAACACATAGTTTAGACTTCTAATAAGAGCGTAGAGTTCAGCTCTATTATTGCTGGCATGTACTACGAGTTCTTCTTCACCTATTTTTGTAGTAACTGTTCCGTAGAGTTCCACATACTTTTCTGGGTAGACCATTAGTTTTGAACTATTGTAAAAATCTTGATCTATTTTAGAATAATCAAAACCTTCTTCAATTGCAGTTACTTCTTCTTTCTCAACATAACCAACAGAAGTGGCTACAATAGATCCAAGACCTATTGATTTTGCTTTGTTTGTGATGTCGTAGTGGTAACCGTGTATTCCGTATCCGGCAGGACCTGGATTTGTAGGTCTCACACCTCCGTCAGGATATAGTACAATGCCGCGCATTTATGTGTCCTGTGATTGTTGCTTCAAAATATATTTCCAAAGTGTATTATTTACCAAAACATTTCTGATTTTGTTCTTTTATAGTTTTTTCAAAATTTTTGATATTATTGTTATTAATATCGTTAGCTATTTTTAACTGTTTAACCAAAGTAAAAATAATTTTGTCTTGAGGTAATTGTCTTAGAGACTCTAATTCCTTTTGATCTATTCCTTGATCTCTTTGAAAATCTATTTTATCTATTGGCTTGCAGTCTTTAGGTAAACTTGTTCTGTAAATTATTTTAGGTTTATCTTTAGGTATATCAGTTAATACCTTAGGTTTGTCAGGTTTTACTACCGATTCTTCCTTTTTATCTTGTTTAATACTTTCTGTGATGGTTGTATATGTGTAATTATTGACAGTGTGATTGTTATTGTAAGAACAAGACCCTAATAAAAAACACACCATCACAATTATCAAAAATTTAATCACTGTCGCCATTATAAATTTCCTCTAATTGTTTTTGTAATGCGTCGTGGTCTAAGGTTGATTCTTCGATTTTTTCAATCTTTTGTTCGTCTATAATTCTGGATATCTTACTTAATGACAGATAGTTAATTGCCACAGATAAAGATAAAAGAACAAATAAAAAGAAAGAAAGTTTATTATTCTTTATTATCTCTTTAAAACTTTTATTATCGAAAAATACCTCGCTTACAAATGGCCACAACCACATTAGCGCTTTGAATAAATCTACCAGCATTTTATAATCCTTAATTTTGTGTATATAGCAAGCAAATCTTGCGGAATAATTAATTATAAGATTAACAATTAAGAAAGTCAATCATGTACGCTTCTAAAAGTTTTTGCGGTGTTGATTTATTTGTCAACAACGCTCCATCCGCCGACTCTACCATAGGTGAAATAACGGCGGACGCACTGACATTCTCTAAAGAAATTGGTGTTTATAAAAGTGCAACACTCTCTGGATACACTCTATACAATTTGAGCAGTAAGGACAGTGTGGCTGGAAAAGTGCCAATGCCTTCGTACTTAGTTGAGGAAGGAATTAGCCTTTGTAACAGAGTGGTCACTTATGTTGTTGGTTTGAATGGGCAAATATTTCCAGACCAACTCATCGCACACATACAACCACACGCCGCTGCTTTAAACTTAAGCAATGTTGTTATAGGTCCCATTCGTCAACATGGTGATGAGTGGATACCTGACTGGATAAGATGGTCAAGTAATAATGCTTCGGCAGGTCCTAATGAAAATATCATTTGGTTTTCAATGCCTGCTTTGAGAACACAATATACAGAATACGAAATAGTGGTGGTGCCTCCAGTGGACGATCTGGATGCTTTCTTCCTGTCTTATAGTTCTGTAAACAACACCATCAACAATATAAATTTAGCCGATCTGAGTGATAGAGTTCAAATAGCCAGAGCTGGTAAACCTTACACACACTTAAGAACTGATATATTTCAATATATTAACCCAGTCAACAACACACAAAGAGTTAACTGTCCTTGGAGTGTTTTAATTTACGGACCGGCTGGTAACAATATTGATTCTATTAAAAATGCTCTAGTAGATTACATACTTGAAAACAGCACTAGAACAGTGGCGCAGTGGACGCAGATATTCCCAGATATATTCAAAAGAACTGAATTCATATTGGCTCCGCATTGGAACAAGTATGCGATTGCTGATAGGGAAATTCAACCAGGGATATATTCTCCAGTTGTTGAATATTCTGATGTCGTTGATCTGCTATATCTAACAGCGCCCAACTATTCTCAATCACATATACAGTCTAACGCCAGTGTCTTTGGTCACAGTTATAACTCCCTAGCAATAAGTGTCGTGGGTAGTATTGATAATAGAGAATCTTTATTTAAATTTAAACAAGTTTTTCCCGACTACATAGATGTCGGCTCTACTTCTTTAGACTTCAACAGAATGTCCCCCCTTACTCAGGAATTCAGTAGTAACTTAGCAACAATGTTGACGATAGCTGAAACAATGAATGAGTTCACTGAAGTACCTATAGGTTTTACAAAACTTATAAGAGACAATATCATCTATGTGGTGAAATCAGTCAATAACATCCAGTATATTGTTGCCTCTAAAAAATCAGTCATTGAATTGACAGCGGAATAAGGAATAATAGATGTCAAATCTAATACCTCCATTAGGTGCAAAAGGAATATACGAATTATCAAACCCGTTTAATGTTAAGTTAATACCCAATACTGTCTACGAATGTGTCGCTATTAGAAAGATCGTAGATTTAGTAGAGTTAAACGTCGATCCCTTTGATACTTTCTATAATCCTGAAAATATACCGATTACAAAGTACAATCAGGATGTTGTGGCTGGTGTAACTATAGTATCGCTTTTATCTAGCTCTGGGGATGTTGTATATGTTCCTTCTACCTATATAACTAAGTACCCTAATTCAAATGGCATACGTTACACGGGTTTATTGCTAGCTATTAATCTAGGTCCTATACCTGATTTTCTTAATTTAAATCCAGTTAGACAAAAAATAGCGGAAGTGGTTAGGGATTATATAGGGGTTACCTCTAGCACGCAATTAGTGGCTGTATCTGAAAGTAAGTTAATTGATAATCAAACCAGCTCGGCAATAGAGGCTTCTAGAGCGGTTAATATAAATAACTCAAACACCGACTACTCTAGATATCTGCAAGAAAAACAAATGAGGGAGGCTCTTCAACAAAGAGTCGCTGAGTTAGAGCAGCATATAGCGTCACGATTATAAACAAGCTGGTACTGGGTTAATAGAAATTGTTATTGTTTGCGAAAACATGATGGTTGGTGAATAAAATAATAAGTCATAAATGGAGGGATTTACCCTCCATTTATGTTCTTAATTAAACATTAGGTGCAGATATTGATTGCTGTGAAATCAATTTACCCACAGTTACTGTTCCTGTGAATTGTCCGCCGCCACTCACATTAACACTACCTGCATTAATAGATCCGCCACTAGAACTACCTGCACTTTGAACTGATATCAAACCTGAAGTAGTCGTCGTCATGTTAACTACTAAGTTACTTCTGAAGTTAACAGGACCTGTGGTGGTTGTTTGACCGACTGTATTATAAGTTTGATCAGATTTTGTATTTATGCTCGGCGCAGTTTCATTTAATTTCTTACCAGCATTGATATTTATTTCATTATCTGCTCGCATGTTAATATTATTGGGAGCGTATATGTTAATGTTTTTACGGTCAATATCTATCCACGAACCGTCAGAATTCTTCATCTCCAGTCTGACATTCTTAGAATCTAGAGAAATGAAATTACCTATATCGTCTTGAAATATGAAACTTCCATCATTAGTGTTGAGCTGCATGTCGTATACAAAAGGTTCGTCGTTAGCTTTTGAGGTATGAAGAGTTATAGTTTTCTTGTGTGTGGACACTTCAAAGAAATATGTATTATCCGCTTTACCTACTTCATTTTCTTCTTGTGTCGCGCTAAAAGCATATATAACAGTTTCTAGCTTTCTTAAACGCATGTCGTATGTAAGTGTTGTCCAATAATACTTATCAACATCGGCGTATTTATAGATAATTACCTTCTCACCTCGTCTAACGTCAGGTGCAGTGACTCTATTACTTATACCTATTGGGAGCCACTCTGCATTAATTGTTGCTCCAACTTGGACACTGGACTCGAATGAAGACCCTTTTGAATCTAGTCCTTTAGTGACTGAATCTTGTATATTGTCAGTTATTTCCCCATTTAAGAAATTCAAATCTTCTATTGGTGTTACTTCAATCAGCGTTGTGGTTAATGGCTTATTAACGGCCACTATGCCCACAGCGTAAGGAATCAGTTTAGACATTTGCATGGTGTTTTTTTCCACGATTGTTATATACTTTGATATTACACACGAGGGTTTCAAAGTGAAAATAAAAGAATTAACTCTCTCTGGTTTCGAGAGATTATCTCTAAACAGTATAAAGAAAATAACTATAAAACCAGAAGCTAAAATACAAATAATTCTAGGTACCAATGGTAGTGGTAAATCTTCTTTGATATCTGAACTTTCACCACTACCTGCAGTATCTTCAAACTATTTAAAGACTGGTTATAAAAATATAATCATTTCCCATAATTCAAAGAATTATACTTTAAAAAGTGATTTCTCTTCTAGCCATGTTCATTCTTTTAAAGTTGATGACGTTGAACTAAATGAAGGTGGTACCGTCACCGTGCAGAAAGAATTGGTTAAATACCATTTCGGTTTGACTCAAGAAATTCACGAACTGTTGACAGGTGTTGAAAAATTCACCAATATGTCTTCAGCAAGAAGGCGAGATTGGTTTACAAAGCTTTGTGAAACTAATTATGATTACGCTATCTCGGTTTACAATAAAATAAAAGAAAAAAATAGAGATATTTCAGGAGCTATTAAGATAGCTAAAAAAAGATTAGTCCAAGAAATATCTAAGTTACCGGACGATAAACAAATCATAGAGTTAGAACAAAAGCTCAATGGTAAGATGTCTTTTTTAGATAACTTCTATCAATTAAGAACACAAAATAGTTATAGTGATATAGAACTTGATGAAAATGTATATAGAAAACAACAAGAACTTATAAAAGTTTCTAAACAACTCATTAGTCTTATTAATGGATTAGGTAATACTGAATATGTTCATTTAGAAGAAATAAATGAGTATATTGAAGAGCTGAGTATTAAGTTAAATACCGAGGAAACAAAATATAAAATTTATCTTAAAGATCATGAAGATCAAGATAAAAAATATCAAGTTTTCAAATCACAACACATTGAAAGTGTCGGGCAAATATCCAAAAAAATAGAAGGTTGTGAAAAAGGTATTAATGAGTTAAGAAAAGTTCTTAAAATAGATACTGAACACAAAACGGAAAATCCTAAGAATGTTAGAGTTTCTCTTGAAAACATACATTCTGATTTAATAACGTTACTCAACGAACTTCCTCAAAACATCAATAAACAATATAGTTTATCAGCTCTCAATAATTTAAAAGATAAAAAGATTATTCTATCTGAAACTAAAAATAATATACATTCAGAACTTTCAAAACTGTTGCATAAAAAACAACACATGCTTGAGATGAAGGATGGTGATAAAACACAATGTCCTAAATGTAATCATTCTTGGGTTATTGGTTATTCTGACGAAGCTTATAACAAGCTATTAGGTAATATAGAACATAAAGAAAAAGAGTTTGTAAAGATCAGTTCTGATTTGAATAAATTGGAAGAAGAGATAAAAGATATAGAAGAGTACGCCTCTAAATACAGGCAGCTAACATCTATCATGAGGTCCATTCCTGAAGCCAAAGTCATGTGGAGCTACATCGTAGACAATGATTTAATTAATCAGGAACCAAAATCAATCATTATAAAAATAGATCACTATCTTTCAGACCTCAATAAAATTGACCTGATAGAAAACCTTCAGTCTGATTTAAAAGATTTGCTCAATCTTAAGGAATTAGCTGATAAATCAAATGATTCCGATATAGAGCAAATAAAGAAAAAAGTTCTAGATTTAGAAACAGAGTTAGGTAATATTAATAAAGCAATTCATAACTTAAGGTTAAGAAAAAATGAAGCTGTTAATTTTGCAAATAAACTAAAAGACATTGATAGACTTAAAAGTGTACTAGAAAACCTTCTAAAAACTAATAATGAACTATTACTGTCTAAACTAGAGCAAGTTAAAAACAACGTTGTTAATGAACAAATACGTTTATTGTTAATTGATGTTAGTTGTCTTAGAGGTGAATTAAACGATTTACATTCTCAAAAGAATATTGTTAACGATATTCAAAATCAATTAAAGGTATTAGAGGTACAGGAAAAAGCAAGTAAGTTATTACTAAATGAACTATCACCAACTAATGGTCTTATTGCTGAAGGATTGCTTGGGTTTATTAAGAACTACACTAAGAAAATGAACATTCTAATCTCTAAGATATGGACTTATCCAATGGAGATAAAAGACTGTGGATCAACCGATGAGGATGGTACTGAACTAGATTATAAATTTCCAGTAAAGGTTAAAAATAAAGATAAAGATATTAACGATGTTAGTCTGTGTAGTACTGGTATGAAAGAGATCATAGATCTATCGTTTAAGATAGTGGCCTATCTTTGTTTAAAGATCCAAGAGTATCCGTTATTCTTAGATGAGTTAGGTGCTACGATGGATACAGAGCACAAAAATAAAGTAGTTAATCTAATAAAATATTTGAATGAAGAAATGCACTTTTCTCAGATATTTATCGTGAGTCATGACTACGGACAATACGGTGCTCTAGGATCACTACAAACTTGTGTTATTTGTCCTGATAATATCATCAAACCAAAAGTATACAACGAACACGTTACAATAAACTAAGCGTCATAAATAGAGGAGTCGTACTCCTCTATTTATCATTCAGGTTTCATCTTGCTCATGAATGTATTGTAATCCAACTGAGTTGCACCAACTTCAGTTTCGCCAGGTACTAATTCAGGATCAGGTATTTCATTACTTAAAACGGGAACAGGAACGTCTGTAACATCAGTAATATCTAAATTTCTCTTACTGTTATTAACTTGTTTAAGTACGTTAGCAACTGCCGCAGAAGCTGCGGCAGATAGTTCTTTGGCATTTTCTTGTTCAGCTTTAATTCTTTTGGTTCCTAAAGCAGTTCTATCTAGACCATCTAAAGCCTGCATTAACATCATCTGTTCGCTTTTATCGCCAGGTATTGTATCATTTTTGAAGAGTTGTTTAACTATCTTTTTTCTTGTGTTTTGAGTATAGTTAAAAACGTCTTCTTCAGTTGCAAATTCAGGAACTATAGTGGATACGTTATCTTGTTCAGACATAATTTGTTACTCCAGATCTATTTATAATTTTATATAACCACATATTACTAAACAGTAATAGCGCAGTCACTCTCTACATTATTGGGATAAATTCCCAGAAAGGCCCATAAATGTGATATTCAAAAAGTTAAAAGAATTATTATTTGGTTCTGATAAAGAACACAATATTGGTTCTCAACCATTAGTGGTAATACCGGATCAACTACTAGAACTGAGAGACTACGTCACTCATTTGAAAGTAATCACTGGTGCTCAATATGTGCCTAGGTTAGGTCAAAATCATAAACTATATTGTCATCACTTCGATATTAAAGAATTAGTGTCGGTGGTTAGAGATATTAATAAACAATTGGAGAAGGGTCTTTATAGAAATTTCATAGAATTATCAAAACCAACAAACTACACTGTCGATGATTTATTCATTGATAAGAAAACTAGATCGTATATTAGTCAAGACTCAATAGATGATCTAATAAAAGAACTGGACTCGTTCTGTCAGCGTATGTGTTCCTTCGACACTTACGAATACGGAGCAGGAGAACACAATTTCAGAACATTAAGTGGTCTTATAGACACTCTTAATAAAATATGCTCGGGTCTTATAATGACTCGTATTTAATCCACTATCTAACAAATTAAGTGAAAGATAGTTAAAATGTCATTCAATAGAAAATCCAGACTACGCGATCTGCAAATGCGTCCGGATCGCGGTGTTGGTAATACAAGTGGTATATCTGGAGTACTGTCCCAGCTATTTAGACAAATGGTTTGGGATATGAATGTCAGTGGCTCCAAATGGAGTGAATACCTCAATCAATACGCCAAAGGTGAAGCAGTACATCATCAAAATAAAAGAGACATCGCTAGCATAAGAGGTAATCTTAATAAAGAGTTTTCAAGAATCAATATGACTTGGAAAGTCTTTTGCAAAGCAATGATGTTTCTTAGAGTAAGGCGTTTCAAAATAATCATTCTGGCTGAAATGGAAACTGGTGAAGTAAAAGAATATTCCTCAATCGTGGACTCTAGTTTAGTCCTAAAAAACAGAGGGATTGAATTACCGGAAGGGGTCGAAGAGGCAGCCATGCAGACTTCTAAATTGGAATACACTAAAGTAGTTGTTGATGAAGGAGGATTGAAAGAAAATGAATAAAAATAAAGATCAAACTCCATCAAACGATGTTAATGCATACCTTCTTGAAGACGGTGTGACACACATCAACATCTACAGTAAAGGTCGAACTGAGTTGGGTAAGTTACTGACTCATTTCAAACACATGCCTTTTGTACATCCGTATTACGGACCCTTCGACTCTATGGAGGGGTTCTGGCATTTCATGAAGTCATGTCAGTTCAAACTACCGTCTCACGAAAGAGATGATAATTTGAGGTACATGAGCGGTGCTTATGCTAAGAAGTACGGCAAAACAAAAGAGATGAGAAGATACTCAGAGTTTAAAGAAGACATCATGGCTGGAAATTATCAAAAGATAATCCAGCATGAACACTTAAAGAAACTCTTTGTAGAATCAACTCTTCCCTTTTCGCATTACTACGTCTATGACAATAGAGGTCAACCGAACACATCATTCATTATAAGACCTAGAGGCTCTGATTGGTTGATTGAAGAGTTCGAAAAAATGAGGTCAGAAATGAAAGAAGGTAAAATACCTGAAGCATGGACTCAGGCCGAACTAAGATATTCTAGAAATGTAACAGACGGCAATTAATCAAATAGACAGAGGTGGTAGATACCACCTCTGTCTATGATTCTTATTTTTTTTTTGAACTTTTATGATATAGTGAGCAATTAAATAAGAAAGAATACAAAAATGTCTAATCCATTAGTAAGTCCCATTTTCTCAACAGGTCCTAATGATAACTTAGCGGCAATAGATATTTATAAAGCTAACCCGTCTCAAATCGTAAATAGCATTCAAGAATTATCAATGAGTATTGGTAAGAATGTTGAAAGCTTGATGAATGGATTAAGAAATACCGATTTTGGAAAACTAATAAAGATTTCTAAAAAAGGAATATCATTTAATAAAGATCAAATAGCGGCAAGACTAATAGGGACTTCATCTTCAATACAAAATAACTTTAGAAGTTTAGATAAATTCACAAAAGAAAACATTATAAATAACTTTAAAGACACCGGGCAATTATTTGTAAAAGTAAACGGTATCCTCAGTCAAGTCAATTCTATAGAGTTTGATAAGGTTAGCAGTCTTAGTGAATTTGTTAACTCTTATGTAGATTCAAATATTTTTGAAATAGAGGATATAAGCTCGTTAAGTGGGTTAGTGGCTGGAGTCATTAACGAATCGTTAGATAATGGGGTAAGAGGTCTACTTCCTAACTTAATACAAGGAATGGACCCGACTGTTGTCAACAGAGTATTTTCTCAAACCATTCCAAAATTATTAGAAAATGCCGATTTGGATTCTTTAGAGTTTATAAGTACTAGCGATTTCGCTAAAACTGTAAATTTATTGTATCCTGACTTTAGTAATAAGTTGGTGTCTAGCATAAAAAAGATAACAACTAATTATTTAGAAAACACTGACGTATTCGAAAAGATATTGAATATTTTGTCAGGTGTTGACTCGTTTTGGGATACACATACCCATCCAAATGGGTATGTGATAAGAGGTATGCCTAGTCAGTCTATTGAAGGTAAATCTATCATTAGATTACAGAAGGCTAATCAAGAGTTTATGAGATACTTTTTATCAGGTGTTAAAAAACTGCCAGACGATAGTGATAATAAAGTGTATGCGGTAGTGACTCTGTATAATAGACCGACTACTCTGGAGTCTGAAATAAAAAGATTCTTTCCAAGAGTGGCTTTACCTACTAATTCTAAAAACCCACTTAACAAACCTGTTCAGAAAAATAAAGTTATAGACCCGAGAACAAATAATAACCTTGGCAAGATCATTAAAAATGTCATATAAGTCATAAATGGGGGAATTCCCCCATTTATGACGTCATCTATTAAGATTACCTTCGTAAAATATACCTAAGAATCTACCTACTGGATTATCTGTTAGAAAACTAGCTATGTTACCGGGTGATGCCCATTGCCTCATACCTACCATTTGTCTGGTAAGAGCTAATTTCAATCTCTCACCCGTATATATTTGTTCATGTAAACTTAGACCAGATATAGTTGCCATATAGTCGTCAAAACTAGTATCGTCACCAAAAGCAGAAGCTGTTAAATTAGTTAGACCAAAACCCTGAGATATGGGCATGTGTAAAACACTAGATAAATCAGCAACAGAAAACGCGATATCTATCGACATTGCATTTCCATTGTTATCGAATGGTAAATTAGTAACTCCTCTAGTTATACTTAAAGAATCTATTATACCTAGTCTAGTTTGCGCCCTACCTCTATCATAAAGTTCCAATATAAAAGGACTAGTATAAGAAGACCTACCAGTAGATAAAGGTAATGCCCCAGCTAATAACATTGATAACGGCAGATAAATATTGAATAGTTGAGATATCTTATTTCCGTAAGGAGATGTTAGCGTTAATGTATAGTTCATTCTCGGTAACTGCGCGGTTGAACCCGTCCATACATTAGGTATGTCCACAAAAGCACCACCTCCTAGAGCTGCTAGACCTGAAGCTCCTATACCGGCCGCCACACCAGCCATAACGTCCTTAACACCACCTACTAAAAATTCCAACATATTGGAACCAATATCATCGCCGATGTTGCCCGACCCAACATTAAATATATTCGATCTGGCTGCAGCACTGATATTATTAAATTTAGAAGCTATTTCAGGTTGACCTGTTTGATTGCTAAATGATTCAGAAATTCCACCTTCAGCATCTACTCTAAAAGTAGCAAACGCAGCACCGTCGTCCAATTCTGCTTTGACATAATCCCAAAAACTATCGGATTCGGATTCAGTGATATTAAATAACTTTGATTGATCTTTACTTTTCTGATCATGCGTTGCATCAGACATAACGTTCGATTCGCTTTTGAGCCATTTCTGAATATAGCCTAAAAATGTTTTATTCTTATCCGGCTCCACAGGAAGACCAGCACTGTAGATTTTAGTCATTTCTGCAACAACATCGACCCTGTCGCCGTTTCTTTTCATAACAGATTCTATTGCTTTGGTTACCCTTCTCGCGTTTCTTTGAGCTTTAGTCGCTATGGCAAAAGCAGAAATACCATAATCATCCATCACGATATCTGGTAATTTTTCTTTCAATATGTCAAAATCTGATTTACTAAAGAGATAAGTGTTATCTAATTTCTTTTTTGTCTCATCACTAAATACTCTAGGAACAACACCCTTATTAATTGCTATTCTATTAAATATAGTATTAACTGCCGACCAATAATTATGCATTGTTGGTCGGAGATAATAATATCTGCTAGAAGGGGATAGGGTGAGATATCTGTACGCATTCCCAGATAAGTTAGCTATAAATAATGGTAAGCTTAATAATGGTATCACAAAGCCAATAACATATCCTACTTTGAAAAGAAAGCCTCTGGGTCTACCTGTTCTTGCTAATGTTCCTTCGTCAGCATTATAAAAACCAGTCCAAAATGTTGTTAGTGCATTAAAATCAGGGACGCCAAATCGCATACTGACAAGTCTATTATTATCGTCAATAGCTTCACTATAATATCTTCCAAGAGCATTTACTCCCACCAATAAACCTCTTGCTTTTATGTCTGCGTTTCTGGTAAATTGTGCGGGTGCATTAATCGCTAAGTTACCGCCTGGAGTGGTATCTACAAATTTAAATCTCGCTGTTGTGAAATCCCTATTTCTAACATCGACATCGTCTAGATTATTTACTTTCTCACCCTTTACGTTGAAATCACCAACAAGGAAGGATTGTCTAACCCAGTCAGCATCTCTAATTCTTTTTCTTAATTGTAAACTCATTGTTATTTTCCTTTGTATCTTATTACATTAAATTTGGAACAAAAATAGAGAAAGAGGTAAACCCTCTTTCTCTATTTAATTTTAAATCAATTCTTTTTCATACTAACTACACCATCTACTGCTTTTTCTGGAAACTTTATTTTAGGTTCAGGATTATTATCTATCTTAGTTTGATCAATCTTACTAACCGCTTTTATTAAAATGTCTCTTATATCTGACTGAACTCTTAATGAATCTGTAAGTACTTTATTTATACCATTTAACTGTAGAACTTCTTCAGTTCTGTTTGCTTTATCTATAGCTCTTATTTCAGTATTGTTAGGTGTTGGACTTCTATCGAAAACTTTGAAGTTTGGAGTAGGTTGTTGTGAATTAACGTCTTGATTACTTCTAGTTGAGCTAGAACCGGGTGCAGGTGAACTGGTTGTTCTTGAAGCTTGTTGATTTGTTTGAGGTGTAGTTTGTGCATTAGGTATTATGGTAGAAGACGGATTACTAACTGGTAATTCACCCATAGGTGTTTTACTATTAGTAACAGATTTACCATAACCACTTATTTGATTATTGTCAACCTTAACTACTTGATCATTAATGGAATTAATTATATCTATAACAAAGGGCTGACCTCCCATTTTTTGATGGAAAGTAGCCATTGCTTCTTTACTATTGGTTATAACCTTTTGACCGTTTCTATTGTCCTTCTTGAGACCTAGGAGTATACAACCACTAACATCGCTCTTTAATCCTTTATCAACATCGCCTGCAAAATTACCAGCATGAATAAGAATATTAGATCTGCCTGGTACTTTTTGTATTTCGTAAACGTTACCGAACTTAGGAGAAACTCTCATAGCTGCGGTATATTGTCCAGGAGGTATACATGATCTTTGAGGTTGATTTTCTTTCCAAGGAAGCTCAAGAGTAACTAGTTTACTACCGTCAGGTAGTGTTAAACTACCATATGTTCCACCGTCATCAGAACCTTCTCTTTCTAACTTAAGTCTAAAACCTCCTTTTGGAGCCGCTAGTCTATCATTACCTAATCTAACACCAGAACCAGAATTACCAAAATCAGAATCTGTAGCACCTGCTTGTCTTAATCTATTTTCTAACTTCTTAGTAAAGTTATCATATATTTCACCGACAGTTAAAGGTGTTCTACCGCCGTCTCGGTAGAAAACATTTTTATTCTTAGAAGCGGCTTCTGGTAGAATTTTAGCAGCTATTTCAGATCTATCAGCAGTTAAGAATTTAACAGCGCCTCCAGGTCCTAAGAAATGAGCTAAATAAACATCCGTAGTTGTCAATGGTCTCTTAAGACGTGATGACAGGAACCTTATATTTTCTTTCATGTACTCAGCCCCTAAAAGAGCGCTGGCTCTAGGGTCTGTTTGAGGAGTACCTGGAGCAATACCGTATTTAGCACCATATTTCTTTATCATCTCGTTCCACGTACCGTCTAGGAATTGACCTATACCAGCAGCAGAAGTTATCGGAGTTCCAGTAGCTCTGTTAATGGGTCTGGCATCAGCAACAAAATTAGATTCAACAGCAAACAAAGCGGCCAGTGCTTTAGAATCAACACCAGTCATTTGGGCAGCCCCAATCACTGTGTCTTTCATGTTACTCCAACCATTACCAGTTGGTTTAGCTAATTTATTTATATCTCCACCAGTGCCTTGACCCGGATGTTGTATTTGCTGACCGGTGAAGTAACCACCGTCTGCGACCATACCTGCACCACTGCTTGATATTGTTCTATACGGTGTATTATTAGTAGCGACGTGTTTAGCTCTATTTATAGCATCGGTAACAGGATTACCTGTTGGTTTTGGAGGATTGTTTTTCTTGTAATCATTGATTCTTTTATTCTGTTCTTTAACGACAGAACTGGTCTCACCCATCGCAACTGCTTTGTTCACCTCTACAATTGCTTTATAATTACCCTCTATGCTGTCAGGAGCCGAATTTATCACATACTCTTGCCAAGGTGAATCAATCACGTCCCAAACAGGAACAACCCTACCTTCTTTAGAACCTGTAGATGATTTAATCAAATCAGCTATCACGAGTTGTTGATCTGGTTTTAGATTAAGAGCTAGATTCTTAGAGCCAAAACTACCAGTGGTCGACATTACACCTTGAGCGTAGTTTAAGAAAACCGGTGTAAATCTATTATTAAACCAATTGAACCATTTTCTTCCCTGAGGACTTCTTAAACCCGATACGCCAAAATAAGATTTAACAGTATCTAAAAGTCTTTCAACATCCACACTCATTTGTGCTTTATTACCTGAGAATTTAACAAAAGGTGCACATTCTGATTCTAATCTAAAAAGAGCGTTGACTTTATCTTTATCTAGATTGACTAAACCGTACAGCCTTACTCTCATAGATTGTAAAGCATCTAATCTATTCTTATCAGTAAGTACAAAGTCAGATCCAGAATAAGTTGCTTGGGTCGAAACTGAGTTTCTGGCTAATTTATTATTGTTTTCTTTTAACTCATCAACGGCAGTTTTCAAATCACCATATCTCTTTGTATTCTCTGGAGAATCTTTCGTATCTTTTTCTTTTTTATTTTGTTTAGTTTCTTCTTTATCTTTTTTAATATTCTTTTTCAATTTAGCTATCTTTATTTCAACTATACTAGATAAGGTTAAACTATCTACTTTTAAACTATCTTCATTTTTAAAAGGAGATATTGTTAGGTTGTAATTAACGCCTGGTAGAGTAGTGTTGTTAATATAGCTTATCTTTTGTTCATCTGAGAGTTCTGAGCCTATATCTGAAAGCTTAACGTTTGGATATTTCGAACGAATATAACTTAAATGTCCAATGAAAACTGGTTTGAATCTTGCTTCGTACCATGTTTTAAATTTTTGTGTTTCTTTATCATTTTCTAAATTTATACCAAATAAACCAGCCACCTCGCTAGGATCTATTTTGCTTTCATCAATAACGGCTTTACCTTGTGAAATACTGACATGTTTCTCAAGCATTGATTCTAGAGAAAACACAGCATTAATTTCATCCTGACTTCCTTTAAAACCATATTGAGCCATTCTTATTTCTGACAGGTCGTCCATCTTTTTACGAGTTAGATATTTATATCCGTAATAAGCACCAACTAAACCTAGACCTGTCAAAACAACCGGAGCAGATAACATTCCAAGAGCGGCGGCCCCAGCTTTCATTGCCAGACCTCCAGCTAATGATAACGCTCCGCCAGATAGGCTCAATAAACCAGACCCTGCAGCTAAACCTAATTTACCAGCGCCTAATGTTCCAGAACCCAATAACTTACCTGCTCCTAATATTCCAGAACCAAGTCGTCCGAGTATTCCGGCCTTACTTGCAACTGCACCACCTGCGGCAGCTCCGGCCGCGGTACCGGCAACGTCACCTAAAGAACCCATTATTCCAGAATCTTCGGAATCTTCCTTATTTTTTCCACGTAATTTATCATAAAGACCCTTAGCACCGCCTAACAAACTACCTAATCCACCCATTATGTTTAGACCGGGTACGGCATCTTTTTTACTATTAGATTCTTCTTTTTGACTAGAATTTTTTCTTTTACCTAACAGATCTTCATAACTTCCATCTCTTATACCGTCGCCGTCCATATCACCCAACACTCTTTTTCTAGCGGGTAATCTATTATCTAGTAGTTCAAATATTCTCTTTTGAACATCCAGTGATAGTTTAGCTATTTCTAGTCTTTCTTTACCGACTTTAGTAAAGCCTGTAAATAGGTTACTTAAAAGATCACCTATACCTCCAGCGATTCCGCCTAATCCTGAGGCTATGCCTTTTAAGACACCAAAACCTCTTTTAACTATACCTGCGCCAAATTTAACAACACTTTGAGTAATGTTTCCTATACTGAAGAATATTTCCTTACCATCAACGTCTACAAGACCTTTATTTATTTGCTCTTCAGTAAGTACTGTATTTCCGTCAGTATCTAAGATTGGGCCATCGATGTCTTTTTGATGGTTTACATATTTTCCCGATTTCTTAGAAATATATTGATTCTTTAGGAATTTCCATTTAAATAAAACGGGATCTTGCTCACCCTTAACATAGACGTCCTTAACAGGTATTAATGCTTTAATGCTTGCCTTTAATACTTTAGGAACACCGTTAGTCATGATGGATAGAATGTTGGACATTCTTCCACCTATTTTTAGGGCTTCACCAGCCACAGATCCAGCTAATCCAGCAGTTTTTCCTACTAAACCAACTAAACCTCTTCCCTTGACATGAGCGTCTTTAATCTCATCTTTAGACAAGACTAAGTTACCATCGATGTCTATGACGTCACCAGTTATATCTTTTAGACTTTTAACAACTTTACCTGTAAACTTATCGATATATTGTTTAGCTCTTATTTTTACCCTAGGCATTCTAGGTGTTCTCTCATCACCGACGTAAATATCACCAGTTACTTCAGTATAGGCATTCTTTATAGATCTTAATCCTCTACCAACACCACCCGCTGTTTTATACAGTAATGAATCAAATCTATTACCAATTTTTAAAGCGTGTCCAGCAATACTCTTTCCTAAACCATAAGTTGATTTAGCACCAGATTTTAAAACATCACCAACCGTTCTATTAAAGAATCCTTTATTTTTTACAGCAAGATCAGCACTTGCTTTTAGTTCTTCTCTGGACAGTTGAGACATAGCCATGGCTATGTTTGTATTAACACTTTGCTCTATTCTTAAAAGAGTGTCGTTAATAATTCTAGTATTATCAACAACACTATGTTTACCCATTGTGTCTTGGAGTATTCTTTGGAATTCATCAATCAAAGCAATATCATCTACAGCTTTAGAAGTCATTGAATCCGTAACATTACTTCTATTAATTACCTTACCATTACTTTGAACAATGCTATCGTCGTCGCTGACGTTAGAACTACTCTGTATGTCCTGCAGTATCTGTCTTCTATTAAGATTTCCACTAGCATCTATGATTCCTGCCTGCCTTAACATATCGTACTGGCCTGCATTAATCATAGCTTGTATTCTGGCTCTGGGATCTCTTAAGTCATCTGTAATGCCTTTTACTAACTCGGTAAACTGTCTTTGATTTGTTTCTGATCTTAAAGTATTAGATCTTTTACCTGTTTTAGAGTCTACTTCAAATAAAGCAGACATAACAGAAGCGATGCGCTCACCAAACTCACCACCACCCCATGTCTCAGGTTGAGAGACAACACTAGAATCAGTATTTCTTCTTCTGAAACCAAACTCAGATATCTTATCGTATAGTTTTTTCTTATCGGCTTCAGACAATTTTCCTGAGTTATTTTCAACAAACTTTATAACTTCATTAACTCTGTTTTTAATATCCTGTTTTTCTCTAGAACCTACTATAGATTCTCTTATTTGCTTACCTAAAACTTTAGAGTCTTTGAAAGTATTATTTTCTAAGTCATAAGTTAATAAACCTAATGATTCATTACCCGTTCTTAAAATCTTAATTTCTCTGTGGATGTGAGACAGAAGACCTGGTATTATTTCATTCAAAGATTTACTAGTCTGACGAGTAAAGTACATCGTCTCGGACATCTTGAGTAATTCGTCCTTACCCATCGTAACATCAGATTCCATACCTGGGGCATTTTCACCAAGGAATCTACGAACACCGTCAAAATACTTCCAAGATTTAGAATCATCTTTAAGATAAGATTCCAATAGATTTCCAGAATTACTGATTCCGTATTTTATTTTCTCACCGTATTTATTAACGGTTTGATTATTCTTTAGAATTCTACCTAGACCGGGTATAAACTTATCAACTACTCTACTACCTATAAAGGAGCCAGCCATATTACCGGCGGCCTCTTTAGGATCAACGGACATACCCATCTCTTCTAACATTTTTTGATGCTCTATTCCCATAGAGGCGGCATCTAAACCCATGTTAGCAAGATCTGCAGTTCCTGTTATCTTTTCCTTTAGACTTCTGGTTATGTTTGTTGTGAATCTTTTTATATAATCGATGGTATCGCCAAACATATTGTCTCTGACGACTTCCATGAATTTGTTTCTGGTTAACTCACTAAATCTTTCTGTATTTTGTAATTTAGCAAATTCAGGAAGCGCTGTATTCTTAACAATCGCATCGAATCTGGCTGAAGTCTCCGCTGCTGATTTTCTAGCAGTGTCTAAAATATCCGCAGTAACAAAATATTGTCTGTATTGAAGCTCTAGAGATTTTCTATGATAATTAGCAACAACGTTATCTTGATATGAAGTTAACCTATCAATACCTAATCTAATCTCATTTAACTGAGATATGTTGTCTTTATGTCTTACCTGTTCAATAGCTTGATTGAATTGTTCTCTTTGTTGCCTTTGTTGTTCTAATTGTAAATTAACATTAGTTTGATGATTAAATATAGAACCTAATTCTATATTTAGAGCACTTTCTCGCTGTGCGTCTTTTGATAAATCCTGACCGTAGCTTACTTCTTGCTTAGACCAATTCTTTAATTTATCAGCTATTTTTTTAGGTAGTTTATCTTCTACCTTAGGTAGTATCTGTCTTGAAATTTGTTTTAGACTGGATACTGTTGGTTTAAAATCTCTTAGTGCGGTATTGTATAGTGATTGTACATTACTGCTGGTTTCAGACAGAATGTTAAGACCTTGACCGTATGAAGACGGCAGTGATCTTCTGACTATTTGTTCTACGGTTTTGGCACTGAATACAGTATTACTGGCACCTTTAAGAACAGCCTTACCTATTTTTTCAGTAGCCGTTCTATTATCTTTTGGTTTTTGTATATCGTATTCGAAATCAGGTAGTTCAAAATCAAGAGCTGGATCGTAATCCTTCTCCGTTTTGTATTGTACTTTCTTAGGCATATTTCCTCATAACTGTTAATGAAGGCAAAAAATGAATAGAACATCTATTCCATTTAACATTACATTGTTAAAATTAACACAAGAATTAATGACTGGTTTAAGACCTGTTAAAGTGTTGGATATTTTTGAAGGTGGATCTAGTGATTTCCACCCTGAAGGTTTGTTCTCTACTGAGATATTTGGAAAAGTAGGTGATGAGAGAAGAAACTATAGATATTCTTATATAGATATAAAAATTGAAGTTCTTCACCCTGTCATATTCAAAGCCCTATCAGACATGAAACGTCTATATGGAGAAATAATGTCGGGGGAAGCATATGCTGTTTGGGATGAAACAGATAAAGACTTCATAAAATC